AATTTTTTCACCGACTCTTCTTATATCATCAAACATGCTATAATTATTTAATACGTATACACAAAAAAGCCGTGATTAACACGGCTAATTTGAGGGTATATATTATGGTTAGAAAAATATTAAAATACTTCAGATCTAACGTAGTGGTATCCAAGAGTCAGCGTGAATGTAACAGGAGCTCCTGTTCCTTCTAAGCTGTATGTTATGTCACCTACGTTTTTAGCATAAGCACCAACGAGTGTGTATTGAGCTACACGCTCTAACTGTGTGTCAAGCTGTACTAGATCCACAATTGATGTTTCTTTTGGTATAAAGTAGTTACCAGTACTGGTAGCATCATCAAATGTGTCACGTGTCCATGTTAACATCAAGTTTCTTAATGTGTCTGCTTTGTCGCAAATGAATTCGATATCATAACTACCGGCATACTTTGCTGATCCAGGCACTCTGAAGTCCAATCCCATGTAAGAAACAGTATTTTCTGAAATTTCACGACCAGGAATGACACCACCTTTGGCGTATACAAGATCGTCTTCAGAAACTACCACGCTTCCGTCACCGTTTTGAATGTTAAGTACTCTGAATTGAAAGTCGCGGCTGAAATCTCTTTCTTGCGCTACTCTGTAGAAGTCTGTTATTGTTTGTCTTACGTCTGGCATAGTGTTTTCCTTTTAATTATTTAGTCATTAACCTACCAATTCGCTGAAGTCTTGACCAGTTCTTGTAGCATAAAAGTTGACAAGAATGAATTCTGCAGCACGAGTAGGTTTGATATATATGTCTATCACCAGCTCGTTCCGGTCGATTACTTCAGGTGTATTGTTACGCTCGTCACATACTAATAAGTAATCGTACATACCTTGCGTATTTTTCACCTCTTCGAATATCGGTCTGAGCACGTTTAACACCTGTGTTCTTGTGAACAGTGTGTTTGGTTCAAATACGAAGTACTTGACCGTGTTCAATACCGCCTTTTGTAGGTACAAGAACAAACGACGTACATTGATTCTATCAAATGCACTAGGTTTGACTTGCATGGTCTTTTGACCGAAAATTACAAATCCTTCGTTCGGGAAACTCGCAACCGGGTTCAAACCTATTGAATATAGCTGATCGCGTTCTTTTTGCTTGGGATAAAAAGCCAAGTCTGACATACCGCTGAGAAGACCTCTGGTGAAACCTGCCGGTGCGAACCATGGATAGAAGTTACTATCTGTATTACCCATGTTTGCCGCGGCAAATCCACTGAACGGTACCCAGCAGCCTCTGTTTAACACCTTGTCATTAACGAATGCCCAGCTTGCGTAGCTGCAACAATAGTTACTATTCTTAGTACCACCAGTCAATGTGTGACGTAGTGGCCAGTAGATGTGTTGTGAGAAGTTGACTCCCTTTTGTCTGTTTTGACTTGTTAAGATCTTGGAATTCCTGCCCTGTACGAAGATGTAGCGTAGTGGGTCAGCAATAAAAATGTTATCTTTACGTTGGAATTGACAGAAGTTTTTGAACGTGTCAAAGATGGTGTCATATTGTACCAAGTAATCAACAGCACTTCTGTTGTCAATAATTTTAGTAGTGTACAATCCATTACCACTAGCAGGAGCAGACTCGGTTGTCATAAAATTACCGATATCAAAGAACTCATCCTCATCAAAATCAGCGGTTCCGCCTTTACTACCGACATATACTGTACCTAAACCACCTTCAATTGTAATATCAATTGGGAATAGATCAAAATTGTCAGCTAGTTCAAACACACGCTCCAATTTAGCTGGTATGTTACCAACTTCACGTACTTCAGCAACTTGTTTTTGATATACTCCGTGAGGATACAAGTTTCTAGCATGTTTGAAGTTGACGTTGAAGTCTGTTCTTTGTAAACCTTGCCAGTATTTGATGTACAATCTGTCTTCGTTTTCCTCTGTTGCATTTAAGAATGTTTGACCGATACGAAGATCGATGATTTCGCGTGCCTCTGGTAATGGTACACCAGCATCTTCTAATTCGTTGTCCCGGCGGACATCTCTGTCTGGGAATATACGAATCTTCTTTTCTGGCATGCCGTTTGCATCTTGCCAATTTCCGCCTTTCTTAGAAATAGCGTCATTAACTCTTAATATCAAGTTGGCGCTTCCTTCAGCTTCACTCTCGATAAAGTAACTAGTGGCCGCACCACCAGTTGCTTGAAATTTTTCACGGAAGTGATTCAAACTACCTACAACACTGTCAGCTAATATAAAGTCAAGCTTGTTTGTGTCAGCTTCAAGTGTTGATTGACGTATCTTGAAAACACCAATTGTTAGAACATCGCTAAATTCATCTGTTCCAATGTTATTCTCACTTAAGTTCTCAAGCACCTCACTGATGCTACCATCTAGCCCGATTTGTTTTTTGTTTCCAAATTGATCAAATGTAAAGCCAGCACTCAAGCTAAAGGTAAGTCGGCTTAACGTTCCTGCTGATTCGTCAGGTACATCAATATATCCACCAGATGTACCACCTAGTTTTTTGCTAAGGGACTTGAGCTTACCGACACTATCGAAATCAGATGCTGGATTCAAGTTTGTGTTATCAGACAATCCAACATAATATCCTTCAAACTTTTCATTGATAATGAACTTCTTATTGTTGATTAA